CAATCTACGAATACTATCTGATGTATAGCAGCTGGATCAAGGCACAGCAAGAGAAAAAACGCAATGCGAAAAAGTGAGTACCATTTCATCCAATAATATTGTTGTCAATTATGTTGTCAATTCCGATGCATTAAATAAGGCAGCTGACCAGTTCGACAATCTGACCGATGCTGAACGTGCTTCAATAAATGAAACGAAAAAGCTAAATAGGGCATTAAAGGAAACCGGTGATGAAGGCCAGAAGTCAACCAAGAATGTCAAGGATGGCTTTTTGAGTCTTAACAATATATCCAAAAATCTTGCTGGTACACTAGTTGGTTTATTCGCCATTGGATCAATCAAGCAGTTTGGTGCTGAAGTTCTGGCAACAACATTGAAGTATGAATCATTAAGATCAGCAATTGATTTTACTTCTGGATCGATGCAGCAAGGTGGATACAATATGCAGTTTTTAATGAAGACTGCTGAAAAACTAGGGATATCACTTGATTCTGCTGTTGTTGGATTCAAGACAATATCAGGTGCTGCCAGTCAAGCTGGTTATTCTGGCGGACAAACAAGAAACATATTTGAAAACGTATCCAAAGCAGTTTCAGCATTCAAATTAAGTGGCGATGATGCCAAAGGTGTATTTCTTGCATTAGGTCAGATGATTTCAAAGGGAACTGTTGCAAGCGAAGAATTACGTGGTCAGATTGGTGAACGATTACCAGGCGCATTCAGTATTGCTGCCAAATCAATGAATGTAACAGAAAAGGAATTGAATAAAATGCTTCAATCTGGCAAGGTAACAACCAGAGAATTCTTAATTCCATTTACGGAAGCATTGGCCAGAATGTCTGAATCTGCTGCTGGAAAGGATGGCGCAGCAAAACGAATTACCTTGTTACAAAATGCATGGGAATCATTATTGAATACAATAGGTCAAAATGCCAATGCTGGTGGAGATACTTTTTTTGGTGGTTTAATAAATGGATTTGGTAAGATTACCAAAGCATTGAATGAATACTTGATGACGCAAAAGCAAGTTGCTGAACAAGACTTTTTCAAACAATCGACTAAAGTCCAAGAAGAATGGTCAAAGGCATCTGATGAAGCAATCAAAAGAGCAATGACCAGCGAAAAGTATTCAATACAGAATCTAAAGAATGAAATTGTTCAGCGAAGGGAAGTCAATAATGAGATTGAATTTAATGGAAATGCCACAAGTGATACAAGGGAAGAATATTTGAAACTAAACAAAGCAACAGAAGCAGAAATCAACCTTCGCAGGGCAAATCTTGATGGATTGTTTAAGTTGCTAGAAGCAAGAAAAGCCAATGGTGCTGTTGGTGCTGCAATAGCTGCCAAGACAGACAAGGAACTAAAAGATGAATACAAAGCATTATTGAATATCATCGATGCGCAGGAAAAGATTGCAGCATTGAAGATTGAAGCCACAACACCAGATGAATTCAAGCAGAAACAAAAGCTACTTGAAAACCAAATTACATTCAATCAAAAACGATTAACAGTTGACCGTAAGTATGCCAAATTAGGTGTTGATGATGCTAAATTAAATGGTGATCTGCGAGTTGCGGAAAACTTAAAATATAATTCTGACATTGTTGCCAACGAAAAAAAGCATAATGAAGAAATCAAAAAGAAGTGGGATGAACTGACCAACTCTTTAATTGACAAAGCAAGGAAACGTGGTCAACTTATTCAAGGTGCAGAAGAAGACCGATACAAAGCAGATGTGGAAATGATTAACAATCGCAGAGATATTGCAGAACTTGATATTCAAGCAATGGGATTAGCCGAAAAGGAAGAAAAGAAAAGAATCATTCAGAACAATATTAAGTTCAATGAAGAACAAATCAAGATTGAAGAAGATGCTGCGAATAAAGGAATTGAAGGTGCGCAGGCAAAAGCTGATAAATTAAAAGCCATCAACAATAAACTGAATGCCGATTTACTGAATTCAGATAAGATGTCTGCTGAAGAAAGGCAGGCAATAGTTGAAAAGTCGGTTGAATTAGCCAGCACATTATATCAAGGTTTTACAGACCTATATCTTGCTAATAAATCAAATGAACTGGCAGCAACATCAGCATATTATGATGAACAGATTCGACTTGCTGGTGATAATGAACAAAAAAAAGTAGAACTTGAAGAAAAGAAAAAATCAAAAGAAAAGGAAATAAGAATTGAAATGTTTCGTGCGCAACAAGCAGCAGCAGTTGCACAAGTTATCTTTAATACTGCACCTATAATTGCACAACAACTTTCTGGAGTTATTACTGCACCATTAGCAGCATTATCATATGCAATTGCAGCTGCGCAAATTGGTTTTATATTGGCGCAACCAGTGCCGGCATACAAAGAAGGTACAAAAGGTAAAAAACACAAAGGTGGTTTTGCATATGTCGGTGATGGTGGTGAGTCAGAATTGATCACAACGCCAGGCGGTAAGTCATTCTGGAGTCCTGCAACCACAACATTGGTTGATCTGCCAAAAGGATCGCAAGTCTTCAACCAGAAACAGTTGTCGCAGGAATTGTTTCTTGGAACTGCGATGTCAAGACAAGGCAGGCAATCGAATGGAAGTGATCGTGTAGTTGAACGATTAGCGAGCATTGAAAGTGCATTGATGGGATTGCCAATTACACAATTGAATATGGATGAACGTGGATTCGAAAAGTATATTCGCACACCGAAACGCACAACTAAGATTTTAAACAATCGATTCCCTAGTAACTGATGGCAGGATGGAGTTTTTTCCTAAATGGAACGGAAGTTGAAGAACCTATTGGATGGGATGCTGTGGAGTTCACAGCAAAGCGGATGGATTCGCATGGAATGGATCAACCATTCAGCACAGAACTTACATTCGATGGTGTTGGTGCGAGGTTGATAAAGGCGCAGTATGATGCACACTTTATCAATGCCAACATCACACTATTAATCACATCAGATGTCAATGTCAATGGCACGGCATGGTCATATCTTGGCTATGTTGATTTATCAATATATTCCGAAAAGAATGTATGCGACACAGATAGCTGGGAAGTAACTGTTGGAATACTTGAAGACAATTTTCGAGAGAAATTTAAGGCTCGAATGGATGTCGAAGTTGATTTACTGACACTGAAAGACCTCGATCAGAATACAATTCCTGCGATTACGTTGCATGAAACTCGGCTACATTGTCAAGAATTATTTTTGGCTGGTGAAGGTGCTCAATTAGCTGCTGTTTCAAATGAAGGTATTTTTTGGTTAGATAGTTGGGATAGAGATTTATTCGCTATAACAATGCCTATTTATTGGGGTAATTCAGATTTTAAGGGAACATTTGGAAACACACTTGATCCAACTGGATTAAATTATACAGATACTAATTGTTTTTTTGTCAATAATAGTTCTTTTACAAGAAAAATTAATTTAAATTTTTCTGTTATTATTGGTTTTAGGTGGTCTGCAATTGAATATATATATCCTTATGATCCTCAGGGAGATACTGCAAGTATTGATGTTGCAATTGTTGTAAGAGATAAAGATAATAATATAACAGATTATAGAACCATTTATACAAGCACTTCAGCATCTTATAATGATGGTGGCCCTCAAACTGTTTATTCAAATTTAAATGTATCATATTCTGGTGATTTTACTGTTCCTAAAGGAGGTAGAATTTTAGCATATGTAGAGTGGTCAAATAAAGGAGGCGATACTTTTAGAAGATATGTTGATGTTGGTTTATTGGTAACTGGACTAGCTATGCTGGTCAATATTGATAATGCTTGCCTAACAATGACTGAGTTAAATAGTTCAGCAGATGCCTCGCTAGCCAAAGGATTACTTGTAAAGGATTATCTTGATAGACTGACATACATTATAACTGGTCAGCAGAATGCAATCGTATCAGATTATTTCCAGCAATCAACTGGCTGCGAATGGGCCAATATGCTGACCACTGGTTTATATATCCGTAACGCTGCAACAATTGATACTTTAGTAAATGGATGTGGAACAACAACCCCAGTAGAAGCATTATATTCTCTAAAAACCAGTTTTAAAAAGACATTTGAAAACCTTAGTAAAATATTTTGCCTTGGCTGGCAGTACGAGCAGCAAATTGACTTATCATGGAAGATCCGCATTGAGCCAGTAGATTATTTCTATCAAGCAAATCTGATGGCTTCCTTCGAAAATGTTGGTGATATCAGGCAGTATGCAATGACCGATAAGTTGATGAACAACGTTACTGTTGGCTATTCTGACAAGTGGAAAAACATCGCTGTTTCTGGAATCTTTGAAATCCATACAGAACGCAATTACTTTATAAAAAACAAAGCCACAACGAATGGGTCAACTGCCAAGTTAGATTTGAAATCGGATATCATTGCATCCGGATATGCTATTGAATTCAGCAGACGATTGCAGTTCTTGCGTGATGATTCCGGTTCTTCTGACCGACCAAATGACTATGAAACTTTTATCATTGCTTTGAATTCTGGTTCTGTTTCAATTGCTGAAATTGCTGGTTCTGGCTATCAGTTGCCAAATGAAACTGGTCCAAAGACTTTTACAGCTGGAACAGTAAGCTATGGTAGCAACTTTATCGCTGTTAGCAATGCGCCAATAGGAAGGATTTATAATATACCATTAACACCAATGCGGAATGCCATAAGATGGTGGAAGCTGTTGGGAATGCACACATTTGGTCTTGATACTGCCGATGCAAAGCTGTTCTTCCAAGTCGGGGAATATTACACAACATATTCAAGTGAGATTGCATCAAGTTGTTTGGAGGAAATACAAGGCGAAGTATTGGCAGAAAATATTGATATTTCCGTTGACATAATTCAACCGGCATATCAGGAATATATATTCAAGCCCATCGCAGTAGAATTTGAATATCCGCAGACATTGTGCAACTTCATAGGAATGGGTGATCCTGGTAATGGAATTGTTCAATTTACTTCTGGTAGTTTAACCGGTCTTGGATTCATTCAAGAATCTGCCAACAAACCAGAAGATCCTTCCGGTGGCACAACTAAATTTACGTTAATTTTGTCAAACAAAACCTTACCAACTGGCCGACCATATTCCGATGGTTATTCAGATGGATTTGAATAAAAAATTATGGCCATAAAAACCAAAGCACAATTAGCAGCAGAAAGTGCAGCAACATTTGCAGATAATACCAATGGTGATATCACTCCGGTATTGCATCGTACTTACAATACTGATACGATTGATTCATTCTTGACTTCTAAGGATGCTAGCGAATTGCAAGCGGTAATGCTGGAAAATAGATCCAGTTCTAAGGCATCCGCTAATACTGTGGATTTATCTACGGCTGATGGCAACTTTGTTCATATTACTGGAAGTATAACCATCGCAGGATTCGGAACTGTGCAGGCTGGTGCAAGGTTTGTCTTACTTTTTGAAGCTGCATTGACATTACAATATAATTCCGTTTCGTTGATTCTACCAACATCTGCGAACATTACAACGGCTATTGGCGATACGGCATTTATGATTTCTGAAGGCGGTGGTAACTGGAGATGCGTGGCCTATCAACGTAAAAGCGGTGCTGCCTTGGTTGGTGGTGGCGGTGGTGGTGGCACTTGGGGTTCAATCACTGGAACGCTATCTGATCAAACAGACTTGCAGGGTGCTTTGGATGCAAAAATTGATGAAAATGCTGCAATAACTGGCGCAACTAAAACTAAAATTTCCTATGATGTAAAAGGGCTTGTAACGGCTGGTGCTGATGCAGCTATTGTTGACATAACTGGACTTCAGACTGCATTAGATGGTAAATTCGATGATCCTACTGGTTCAACTAGTCAATACTTACGTGGTGATGGCTCACTTGCTACATTTCCAACTATACCAGCAGCGCAGATTCAGTCAGATTGGACTCAAACAAATAACGCTGCACTTGACTATATTAAGAATAAGCCAACAGTTGGAAGCGGTACTGTTACTTCGATTGCTACTGCTGGGTTATTATCAGGCGGAACAATCACAAGTAGCGGAACAATTACAACTTCTATAAATACCAACAAATTAGTTGGAAGGTCTTCGGCAAGTGCTGGAGTTATGGAAGAAATAGCAGTAGGTAGTGGATTAACGCTATCTGGCGGAACGCTAACCAATACAGCAACACCTACACCTTTGGGTTACTATGGTGCATTTCAAGATCAAACCATACAAACTGCTGCTGCTATTAATACACCTTATGCAATGAAGTTTGGCCTAACGGATTTGAATAATGGTGTTACGATAGTTAGTGATGGAAGTAATTTAACAAGAATTACATTTGCATATAGTGGTGTTTATAATATTCAATTTTCAGCACAATTTGACAGAACAAATAGCGGAACTGATGTTGTAGATATTTGGTTAAGAAAAAATGGGGCTGATGTAGCAGGAACTGGTGGCAAGATTGTATTAACTGGAAGTGCTGCTGCATCTCCATTGATTGCGACTTGGAATTATGTATTAGATGTAATAGGAACGGATTACTATCAATTGATGTGGAGTACACCAGATACTCACGTTAGAATATTATATGAAGCTGCTCAAACTTCGCCATTTGCGCATCCAATTATTCCATCTACAATTTTGACAGTAACACAACAGTCTGGAATAATGGCCGGAAGTGGATTGACTGCATTGAATGGAATTTCAGCAATTACTAACCCAGTTCAGACATTCGCTACTAATGGTAGTGGTTCTGATTTCAATATTGCATCAACTGGAACAACTCACACTTTTAATTTACCAACTGCATCCGCATCGGTTCGTGGTGCATTAAGTTCAGCAAATTGGACTACATTTAACAACAAGCAAGATGCAATAACTGGTGGCGCAACAACTATTACAAGCAGCAATTTAGCTTTATCAAAAGCATTAGTCAGCGATGCCAGCGGTAAGGTCGCAGCAGCTACTACTACCGCACTAGAACTTGGATATGTCAGCGGAGTAAGTTCAGCAATACAGACACAATTTAGTGGAAAAGCACCAACAAATTTAGTCGGTTCACCTTGTGAGATTCAAACGGCTGTAAGTGATGAAACTACTTCATTGACAACTGGAACTAGCAAGATGACTTTCAGGATGCCTTACGCAATGACAGTTACATCTGTACGAGCATCAGTCAATACTGCACCAACTGGATCGGCAATAAGTGTGGATGTAAAGGAAAATGGCACTTCAATAATGACAACCACCAAAATCAGTATTGCTGCAACGACTAAAACTTCTGTTGGTTCTGGAACACCAGTAATTACAGATTCTGCACTTGCAGATGATTCTGAAATCTCGATCGACATTCTAACAGTTGGAAGCACATTCAGCGGATCAGGTCTTAAAGTAACTATTATCGGAACTAGAGCATGATAATAAATCCATTCATAATCAAAGCACCTTATGATTCGGATGCTTATGCCTTTATTTTGGCTGCAAATCTTAAAACAGATACGCAGGCCAATGCCATAAATAATTTGGTTTTATCATTAAAATCAAATTCATTATGGACAAAAATGAATGCTGTGTATCCAGTAATTGGAGGAACTGCTGCAAGCCATAAATTTAATCTAAAGAATCCATTAGATACTAATGCAGCATTTAGATTAGCATTTGCAGGAGGATGGACACATTCGGCAACTGGAATGCAAGGAAGTACAACTGGATACGCTAATACATTTCTTGCACCATCTTCTATATTATCTCTTACAAGTGGACACATATCTTATTATTCAAGATTGCAAAATCAGCAGGTTGGAGATAGTGTAATAGGATCTGCAACTGGTACTGGATCTGAAAATATTATTGTAATGTCAATTGCTAGATCAGTTACTAATACATCATCTGGAGGATGGGCTTCTCAAAGTCCAGCTGGAGCAATTACAACTTTATCTGGAACATCAACACAAGGTTTATTCACAACTACAAGAACAAGTGCAACGGCTTCAACTTTAAAAATATTTAGAAATGCAATTGCTGGAACTGCTGCATCTGCTAATGGAACTGGCATTCTTCCAACTAATACAATTACCTTGAATTGTCTTAATTATGCGATGGGTCAAACTGCTTTTTCTGCTAAAGAATGTGCTTTTGCTTCAATCGGAAGTGGACTTACAGATACTGATGTTTCTAATCTATACACAATTGTTCAAGCATATCAAACCGCATTAGGTCGCAACGTATGATACAAGTCTATTTATTAAATGCTGAACAAGCTGCCTCTCTGGTAGGTGTTGAGTATATACTAGAAGTCATTTTCAATCCAATTCAAGATGCTTCTGATAATTGGATAATTTCACAAGAAGAAGTCGATCAATGCTCAATTGATTGGGTGAAAGAATTACCTTTGATTGACTATTTTCCAAAAACATCAGAAATATAATGGCCACAAATCCATTTTACAGATTCGAAAATTCCAATTGGAATACTGCATTTGAGCCAGCATTCACGCCAACTGTGGATGCACTATATGATTTTATTGTTGATATTTCAAATGGATTTTCGGTCGGTGCATCATTAAATTTTGGATTAAGATTGATTCGAAATATTATTGAAGAAAGGAATGCAGCACCTTATCATTTCAACTTTATCCTCGTGCCATCCAATCCAATTCCAATGGTTCCAGTTGGTTCAGGTACACAGTCTTGGCAGTATTACATAACCGATAAGCAATTAATTTCACTTCATTCTGGTCAAAAATTCGTAATTGATTTTACAACAGTAGATGGAATTATAACTGTCACAACCGTAACGCCAAATACAGATGTCAGCTATCCTTACGATTATTCGCTGCCATTATTTCCAACAGAAATAGCAGCATATAGGGCCTTGGAAATTACTCACGCAAACGGTGCTGCATTTTTTCCACCTGAATATAAGTATGATTCAACCACCGGAATTGCGACATCAAGTGTGGCTAGATTTCAGGATTGCAAATTCAATGAAACAACTGGATTCGGTGAACGCTATCCGCTAATTACTGCACCAGTATCACCTTATTGGAGTTTGGAAATTTCTGCAATGTCTGCCGATGAAAGGTATATGCTTCTATTGATTAATAGAATCATAGAATTTGGCCTTGACAGCACAAAGACAGCAGCAGAAATTGAAGTCTATATATTGAACTTAATCTATCCAGATGGATGGGCAGTTTTAGGAGGTTTTGATTTGACTGGTTATCCTAGGGTTCAATATACATTTTTCAATAATGACAATAAAGAATCATTGGCTATAATTGGAAGGTTTGATGCTGAATGGAAATGGCAAAGATTTTTTAACCGATGGACAAGCAACACAATAGGTCTATTGGAAGTGATGGAAATTACTTCACCGACAACACAATTGCCATACCCACCAACGGTTGGAAAAGGATACTCCATTGATCCTGAAAATTTATGGTATGATTTCGAGCAGATTTGCTTTACCGATGCCTGCGACATTCCAGTTGAATACTATCCGATGCCAGCCAAGACAGCTGACCACTTGCAGTTCAATGTAATTCCATCAATCAGCAACACAACTGGAATAATAGAATCAAAAATTGGGTTGTTTGATTGCCAAGAAAATTTCATTCAGGAAATTGGAACTCAAAATAAAATAACAATTAATTGTAATATTTGTAGTAGACCAATTCTTTTTGATGGTTTTAATTTAAATTTAGAAGGATATTTTAATGGAGTTAGAAATTATGTAAATATTACACCACCTTATGAAGTTTATTATGAATATGGTATTTTTATTTTTAATGGCCCAAATCAACTTACAGACGAATTAATTTATGCTAATACCACTCCTTTAGATACATATTATAACACATATGAATATCCACAATGGATAATAGATTTAGAAAATATTATATCAGATTCAAATAATACTTTAGTTATTAGTTCTTATAATGATATTACTGGACTTGCAAATATAAGTTATACTTCTAATACATTAGAATGTATAACAAATCCACACGCATTTTTATTATTAAGAAATATTGCAACTCAAGAAATTGTAAATATTTTTTTAGAAATTCCATATATTCAAAATATAATAACTTCCACACAACTACAAGCATCAATTGACATTCCATCGGTTTCAACTGGTGAATATAAATTTGGGCTATACAACCAGTCAGAATCAGCGTTAGAAATATATTCCACATCTAACCCGATTCGCATTGATAATTTTGAATGTTTTTCAGAAATCATAGAATTCTGGGGTGATGGAATTGTTGAAGGATTCGAATACTATCCAAATTGGACACAACGTATCCGGATGGGCATCAATGGCGGTGGTGAGAAAATTCAACTAGAAGAATCATTATACCGGCAGTCAAATGGAATTCATCGCAGACCGCAGAATAAAACAGATTTATCATTAGATTTGCATACTGATTATTTAGATTTGCCAGCTATCAAGGCCATGACTTCTGCCACAAGACACAAGTTTTTGATCTGGAAAAATCAGAATATCTTTGTCAATGGTGATATTGAGGTTGCCACAACTCAAGATTTCACCAATGAAAGCTCCTTCGAAACTTTGAGCCAAATGAAGTTTCAGGCACTCGTGCAGGGCTATCAGCCCTACAACAACAGCTGTTTAGGCTGTTAAAATCATTTAAAAAAATGTCTTGTTTCACAATTACTTGTCCATCCGATGGTTGCTATGCCAATTATCTGTGCGACATCGAAAAAGAAAATAGAATTGTGGCTGCTGTTCTTGTTAAGAAGGGAGTCCCAATCACAAAAACTACTTCAGCTGCTTGGCTTGATAGTTTGTTGATAGCTTGCAATGAAGGTAATGGATTTTTGATTCTGAATATTTCAGGCGAGAAACCAAGACCAGATACTGCTGAACTTCCAGGTCGTGGAAAGCAGTTGAACAAACCAGGAGGAAAAACTCATACCTTGAACTTTACCGATATGCAAGGTGTTGTGAATGTTGATTTCTACAATAAGATTGCCAGAACTTCCAAGAATTATGATTTGTATTACTTCACACCAGACTTGATATGGGATGTTGCCGGTGAAACCATTTCACTTGTTGCAGATCCAGTTATCACAGCTGATTTGAATACTTACATCGGTTCTGAGGCGACTATTAAGTGGGTTTCTAAAGGCAATCCATTGCCATGCGAATTTGATGTCGATACATTGTTGGATGGTTTATATTATGAAATTTCCGGCACAACTGATCCTGATTTTTCAATTGAAGTTCAAACTGGTGGATCTGCAACATCAACATTTACTGCTGACTTAAATATTGCATTGTATTCTAGCCCTGAATTAGTTTGGTCAGTATCTGCACCAAGTAACGATGATTTTACTGTTTCTGTTGATCCTATAACTGGTATAGTAACAGTTATTGCGCCAAACCAAGATAGTCAAACAACTACATTCACTTTGAAAGTAACCAACATTTATGGTTGTATTTTTGGTGAGCAAATTGTAACTGCCTTCACCGGCATCACACCGTAATAAATGGAAGAGTTAATCAGGGCAATCAGTAGTTTATTATCCACCAGTAAGGTGCGTAATGGCGAATTGGACTATATTGAAGAAGCCAGAGAAAAGGCAGAGGTATTGGAATACCATTTCGATACTGATTACCCTGATGACCTTCTAAGGACGCAACATCCATCTGAAGAAGCATGGATGAAGGAATACAGAAGGCGAAGATGGCAACCGGTAACGATGTCATCAACTGGTCGCATTTATATTTTTCTTCAAAAAATACAGCAAGCGGATGACTTTAAGATTAAGTTTAAAAAGGATTTTGCAGAAACTGGCATCGTTGAATTTGTAGATGGTCAACCAAATACACTTGCTGATTATGTAACATTTCAGCTGCCAAAATTCAAAAACCTAGAAACATGGACATTCAATGTCTTCTTGAAGACTTATCTTCAGGATGCCAATGCAATTGTTCTGATGCTTCCAGACATAGACGATTGGATTGAACAACCAGAACTGATTCAACTTGATTTCACAAAACCATATCCACAGATTTTTGATTCTGAAGATTTGATTTATGAAGATGACAATGTTGTCATTGTGAAGGTTGAAGAATATTGTGATGCATCCGGTAGGGAATGGGATCAATTCATGGCAATTCACGAAGGCGGAATCTTGCTGTATCGCCAGGTGATGCCATACGAAAAAAGTGTATTTTCATTCGAAATCTATTCACAAGAATTTAACTTTAGAAGGTTGCCAGTTGTTAAAGTTGGTAACATCATTGATGAAGTCGAAGATGGTCATCTGCTGTACGATTCGATTCTTGCACCATGTCTTCCAGCATGGAATGAAGCATTATATCGCACAGATGATTTGAACATCATATGGGCCATTCACGCACTTCCGCAGAAGTGGATGGTGAAAACATCCAACTGCAAAACTTGCAAGGGATCTGGACAAACTAAGTCCAAAAACAATGAACTGATTGGTTGTGGAACTTGCAACGGATCTGGGCTGGATTCTGCTACACCATTCGGTGTGGTTGAAGTCAATCTTCCAAAGGCATCAGCATTGCAACCTAATCCGGTCAATATCCCAACACCACCGATGGGGTATATCGAACGACCATTGGATTCTGTTGATGCATTCAAGAAGGATATTGAAGATAAAATATATCAAGGATTTCAGGCAATCGGTCTGGAAATATTGACTCAAATTCCAAGCAATCAATCAGGCATTGCGAAGGAGTATGATCGCAAAGAAATCAATACATTCTGCTATTCAGTTGCTGTTCATCTGTCAGCTGTGTATGAGCATCTGTGTGAACTTATCCTGCTGCAACGATATTCAGGTCTTGTTGATTCTGGGCTGCTGAATTATGAAAAGCAGATTGCAGCATTGCCACAGATAACTGTTCCAACTGATTTCGATGTACTAACCACATCAATGATTGGCGATATGTTGTCAACTGCAAGGAATAATAATTTCAATCCGATCATCATCAATGGCATTGAGATGGATTACACCGAAAAATTGTATGGTGAAAATAGCTATCAATTGACTGTGCTGAAATTGGTCAACAAACTTGATCCTTTGCCATTTAAGAAGCCAGATGAAAAGATGGCAATCAAGGAAAGTATGGGATGCACAGAGATTGACTACATCATGAGTACATACCTTCCTGCATTTATTGCGCAGCTGATTGATGCCAATCCGGATTTCGTAAAGATGCCGATGCCAGAGCAAAAGGCATTACTGATTGGATTGTCGCAGATTAAACTTGATGAAATCAAAGCTGGTATTGTGCCAATAATGCCAGTCGGATGATCACGCAAAAACAATTAGAGATAATCAAGAAAATCCAATTGCTGCAAGCAAGTATTGAAAGCAGCATGGACAATCGATTACCTTTGATTTTTTCCAAGCTATCTGACCAAGTGATTGAACTGGCAAATCAACTTCCATTGGATGCTAAGGATCGTGCAAAACTATTGCGTGAAACTATAACATTAAAGCAGCAGATCGCTGCAACTATCATCAATAATAAGGAATACCAGCAGGAAGTTGGCAATGTAATCACAGGATTTAAGGAATTAAAAAATCTAAGTGATGCCTATTTTTCTGAATTGATTGATGGTTTTTCTGCCAAAGATGAATTATACAAGGAAATCCTGAATGCCAATATCACATTGACAAAGGACAATCTTCTAGGTGCTGGCATTCGCAACAATTTCGGTAATGCAATCACAGAAGTATTAAAGGCCAATGTTTCTGGCATTTCAAATCGTACAACCTTGAATGCTACACTTCGCAAGTTCATTGAAGGCACAGAAGCAGATCAACCATTCCTTAACCGGTACATCAAGCAGACAACTAATGATGCTGTTATGGGATTCAATCGTGAATATATTCAGACAGTCAGCGAAGATTTAAATCTTGCATATTACTTCTATGCCGGTACATTGATTGCCGATTCCAGAAGTTTTTGCAAGCCAAGAACTGGCAGATACTTTACAAAAAAAGAAGTGCAAAACTGGTCGAAGTTGGGCAATTGGAATGGAAGGATGGCTGGAACAAATGAAAATACTATTTTCACCAATGCTGGTGGTTATAATTGCAGACATACCATCTGGCCAGTAACTAAGGTGCAATATGAGATTGCAAAACGAAATGGAACGGCAGGATTAAAATAATATCTTTGAATTATGAATTGCTTAGAAAATTACATAGGACTTCGATCATGCACAGCTGGCACACCATTGTCTAATCTATGGATTAACGATCTGCCAGGCATGTCAACTGAACTGCTGGATAAGATTGCAACCACCGACCAGATTACTTATTCTGGTGTGTGGGAATCAATCCAGCGATCTGCATATGAGGATTTCAAATTTGACATTCAGAATGCCTTGTATCTAAGTGCCGAAGCACAGTTAGATCAGGTGTTGTTCCAGACTTCCAAAAACTTCGTACAGAACTGGCAGCAGATTGATCCATTGCCAGCAGCAGCAGAATATCGTGGTGTGTTCGTATCAATTCAAGGCAGCAAGTATTTAGGTCTGCGAGTAAAGCAGCTATACATATACAATGCTGGTGCAATCGCAGTTCAGGATGTATCCTTAAAGATATACCAGACACAAGATGCCAAGTTGTTGTGGAGTGATTCTGTTGAACTTCTTCCAGGTATGAATTACATACCGGTGAATCAAGTTTTTTACTCTGATTTTGACAAAGTGAACATCGCATTGATGGTCGATTGTACTGATCTGGATACTTTGCAAGGATCATTCATTGACTATGGCTGGAATCAGATGGACATCGAATGTGCAACCAGATTTACTTATCTATGGCGCAATGGTTGGTCAATTTTCCCAATCACAGCACCATTGGAATATGGTCTTGGTGTGGACTGGTCGCAGGATAACAGTCAATCTGGAATCTATTGGGATGCAGAATTGCTTTGCTCACTTGATGCATTTATTTGTGGACAACGTGAATTCCTAAAAATGGCATATGCCTATAAATTAGCCTATCAAATATTGTGGAATAAGATGCTGACACAACGTGGTAACTATTTTGCACAAAGCAATAAAGACATCACAGAACGTAACATGGCAACGATGGATGAGAAATATAAGGCAATGCTGGCAACATGGGCCAGACAACTTAATTTACGTTCTGAAGGCCTATGCTTCAATTGTGAAGAAGCTGCTTTGGTTCAGGTTGGCAGATTGCGACCATAAAAAAAACCAGCAGAATATCCGCTGGCTTTTAGATGTTAAACCAATTAAATCTTAAAATTTACCCTGCGCAAATTAAGGTATAATCCTTCATTTGCTTTGAAATTATTTTCACGTTTTCCATACAATCTGACAGCCCAGAATCGAAATTCAAACCTTTTTTCAAGGTAATCAGATTTTCTTTGTGAAGATTGATGCTTTTCTGGTGTGGATGTGATAAGCTGTCAAACCTTCCAGGCTGTCGGAATATCTTTACTCTTTTGGATGCACATCTGCGATATAGGTCATCATCTTCTGCACCCCATCCCCAATATTCGTTTGAAAAACCGTTGATTTTTGCAAAAATATCTACCGGAAAAATGACAACACCACCGAAGTATTCCTTGTAGGGCATCCTATAAATGAACTGCTGAACTTTACCAGCAAGATGCCAAACAAATGAATCTAGCGCATAATTTACCTTGACCGGTATCATATCGACATCATGGATGCAGATTGCAGTTTCCTGCGGATCAATATACTTGAATCCGATGTTAATCATCTTGCCTCGATTAAATGGCTTGTCATCGCATTGTTCAACAACTATAATCCTGCCATGCTGCACCAGATGCGGAATCAATTCAGCAAGATGTTTTTCCCGATCTCTATATGGAATGATGAATGTCATGAAGATATTGCGATTTTACGAATAGATCATTAATTCGGTGGTTGTGAGATACACTTTCAAGATATTCCCTTGAATACCATGAATGCCAGCAGAATTGTTTTTCAACGTGAATCAGGCCGGTACTAATGCCATCGAAATGCTGAACTGCATCCAAGTAATACGGATTTCCATAATACATCAGGAAGTAGAACAGTCCAGTGAATGGCTCAACATTATCATGATTGAATCCAATTCCATCATGCAGAAAAAATGGTTGTTTTTCTTCCATCATTGGATGATAACCCATCATATTTATCTGCTGATAAGTGAATCCAGATGACTGAATCAAGTCACGAATTAAGGCACAATTTAGGACAAGAAAGAATGGATTCTGAGTGATCCAACTATGCTGTCGATGTTCACAAACTCCACCATCAGGCATTCCAATGTTGGTATATTTGTAGTCGATGCAGCATTGAATCACTTCATTGCAGGTCTTCCAATCGTATATGAAGCAATCTTCATCAACAATGACTGCAATGTCCTTGGAATTATTGATAACGTGGTACAAGAAGCCAACTGCATCAGTCCAATGCTGCATTCCTTTGATTTGATGTGCAGTTACATCCTTCGGCCAAAATGAAGATGCCATCTTATACAGCATATCATTGTTCGATCTAGTGAATATTTCCATCAGTTTATATGTCTTTGATTACCGGTGTGCCTAACGTATCCAGATAACAATGTTGCAGCCTTGAATCCAGCATTGTAATATGCTTCACCAACTGCGATTTCCGATTCATATGGTCTGCTTCTGTTGAACAATGTCAACTTACTATATGAACCAATCTGATGGTAATCATCCAGCCTACGCAGTCCAGGATTGAATGAAAATCCTCTCCATGTTTCCTTGTATCTGGTTGACATCATCTGACATCGCACACCATTTATGGACATAATTTGTCCAGTTACCGGATGTTTGTTCCGGTCATTCGGATATCTAATCCATACTTGGCAAATGGTCGGTGCTGCTTCCAATATCTTCATTGAATCTTGAACAAATCCAGTCCGATCAAATTCCCAGTCATCCTCACAATGGAATATGTATGGTGTGGTGATTCGTGAATACATGGTATCAATGGCAATGATCTGGCCCTTCCTATCCTGACCAATCCCGAATACTTCAAATGGACAAAAATTGTCCAACCATCGTGCAATCAATTCCTTATAATCATTGATTTCTGTACCATGAATTTCGGCATCCTCATAAATCAATAATTCCTTTGGCGGACTGCCATCCCAATACTTAACAAGGCTGGTAATTGTCCGCTGCAATAAATCATATCTTCCGCATGATGTAATTGCGACTGTGATTTCATTCATTTTTCACCGATTTTTAAATTGTTAATATTGCATTTTGTGTTTTTGCGATAATCGCCAAAGGAAGAAATCACAACATGATTGATTTCATCAGGATTAGAGAGAATGACTACCTTAGCGTGTTGGATGAACGCAATTCCATTTTTGCCAATGACTTCTTCAAGTGTGTATGCAATGTGGTACATCATTTGGATATGGTGATAATTTCTAAAATTATGATTATGATAATTGAAACAATAAAAAATGCCCAGGATTGGGCATTCATTGGGTGTTCATCTTTCTTCATTTTATGCCAATGAAGTGAATGAAAATTGATGGATGAACTGTGTAATCTGAAGTATATAATGATGCAATTTTAAAACTGGTTGATTCTTCATCAATACTTCGAATTAGATTCTTTTCTTTGAGGAATTCTTCATCCAAAGATGTAATTTCATCAAATGACATATCCTTGTAATTAAAGGATAAATGATTTAAACTTAAATCAAGCAATGCAATCATTTTTTGCGATTCTTTTGCTTCTGCGATTTTTTCAAGAATTAGATTTTTCATTGTATTTTTGTTTTTGTTCAGCAAATAAATAACAGATATATATATTCTGCAAATTTATTTTCAAAATTATGCCAGACTACAAGAATACCAGTGATTTCATCAAGCAGCAGCTGCGCAACTTCAAGGAAGCAACCACAGCATCCAAGGTGGTGCGTGAAGCTGCCATTATAACTGCACCGGCTATCCTGAATAGAGTGCAACAGAATGGCCAGAAATCAGATGGTGGTCAGATTGGAAAGTATGGCCAGCGAGTCATTAAGTCAGCCATCAGTAAGGCACAGTCATTTGGCAGCAAGAAACGATTGAAGAAGGTAACGAACGAAGATCCATACATCATTCTTCGCCAGAAGCTAGGTCTGCAAACCAATTATATCGACTTCACATTTTCCGGTGATATGTTCAAGACATGGAGGCCAGTTCCAAGTGGTACGAATAGTTGGGGTGTTACATTTACTTCGAAGGAACAATTCGACATCGCAAACAGCCTAGAAAAACGATTTGGAATTACATTCGATCCTACAAAACAAGAAGAACAGATTGCTTTAGCATCGATAGTAAAAAATGCAATAAAATACTTAGGACAATGAAAATAAACGTAAGCAATGCCCTTGATGCGATATGCCAACAGATAACTGGCAACATATCCAATGTTCTGATATATGGCGAAGGAGTCGAAAAGATTACCGACCAGGATGGTGCGAATTATGTCAGCACAACGAATTATGAACCATGCGCAATCAACGATGGTTTTGATATGGTGATTTTCTTTGTCCGAACAACTGCTGATCCTAATGATCAGGTGCGTGGTGGCCGGAAGAATAAGTTGACAAGGAATGTCAAGTTCAAACTGATTGCCAATGCAAGAAATGTCAGTTCAGAATATGCACTTTCGGTTCTGCTCAATCAAACCAAAGGTGTAACATATAATGGATCAGACTTCGACAATAAAGCCATCGCAACAACCTATTTTGGCCTGACTGAACACAACTTCGAAACGGCATTCTTTTCAATGGATTTCTATTGTGTGGAAACAATTGTCTGTCTTGACTGCTAATTCAGAATATGTTTCTGAATGAATTGTTCCGGTGTAAGTCCTGCGTAATGCTTGCGAAGTTTATGCAACAAATCAGTTTCTACCGATTGTATTGCTTTGCTGGCAATCTGCTCTATCAGAGCCAGAGTTTTCTTGCTTGGTTGATTCTCTGAATCACCTTGCACTTCTCTCGCAATTATCTGAACCAGTTGATCAGTTTTTTCTTTTCTGCTCATAGTTAATTTGAATATGCAAATATTCAATTTTAATAATACTTTTGCAAAATGATTGTACCATTCGATCAGGTCTATTATATATCTCTGAAAAATTATCCATCCAGAAGACTGAAGATGGAAAATTATATTGTGGATATTAATCTGGTTGACAAGCATGGGAAATCACCAATCTGGTACGAGGCCAACAGCGGATTGAATGTTGATCACTTAGTTGATAACTCAATCAAGTTGCAGAATCGCAGGGCCAAGATGTCAATGTCTGAAATCGGATGCTTTGCTTCGCATCGGGCCATCTGGAAATTGATAGCTGAAGGTGATGTAGAAACTGTGCTAATACTTGAAGATGATGCCAGATTTAAATCTGATCAATTTCTTGATTTTGTAGCCAATTTTGATTCACTTCCAGAATGGGATTACATTAATTTTGGATATAAGCGAATAAGAGGAAGCATTGAAGACCGGCTGGAAATTGTCCAGAATCCATTCTTCAAGACATTATATTCCGGTGCTGGTATGTGGTTAACTCATGCATATGCCATTAACAAGAAAGCAGCAGAATACTTCTATCGGAACACAAATGTTCAACTTGGATGCGTTGACTGGCAGTTGACTGGCTTACAAGGCCAGATCAAATCATTCGGTTTCAGTCCGGAATTAATTATGCAATTAAAAGTAACCATGTCGAATCCATCGACAATTAAACATACACAATAATAATTATGCAAGATCAACTTCAATACATCAGAGATGCCATCGCTAAAGATGGCAAAGGCGCACAAGTCCAGGTAACCAGATGGGAAAAAGATCCTAAAACTGGATTTCAAGACAAGCCATTTGACATTACCGTTACGGCATCAATTGCGTTATCAATTCTTGAAAAACCATTGAATAAACGCAGCAGAACATGGCAGATGATTAGACCTTATGGCAATGCGCCAAGTTATATGCAGAGCAATATCCAGCCGATTGATCAGAATTCTTTATCAAATCCAGACTTGTTGATGCAACTGGCCAACAATTCAGACTTGATGAAGCAGCTTAAAGCAATGGAGAAGGAAAGCAAGAAAAGTGCTGATAACATAACCACCGAACAATAACATGGCAAATATACTTGATGCAATTAAAGAATTAGCTGCAAAAGCTGGCTTGTCAAACAATCAAGAACTGGATCTGGCATTGGCAGGGAGTGCAGCAGATACGCTGCGAGCATTCGAAATACCCGATTCTGCGATGTCAGCATTCAGGGAAAACCTGATGGATATGCAGCAGGCCAAAGCTAAGTTGGACTTGAAGAATCACTTCATCGGTGATTACATGAAGGGATATGATGAATCGGTGGTTGATCTGGCAAAGGAATCTGGTCTGGCATTGGAAACTATTGCTGAAATTAAATCTGCCAAGAATTCAGGCGATAAAGTAAAGCTGGCATTCAGAGCGATGAAGGCATTGGAAGAAGAGGCAAGAAAATCTGGCAAAGGTGGCAACTCCGATGAATTTGTGCGTAAAATCGCAGAGAAACAGAAAGAATTAGAAGACTACAAACAACTGTCTGAATCAGAAAAAAATCAGATTCAGCACAAGTATGTCAGCAAAATGGAATCACTATGGAAGCAATCTCATTTATCCGGAATCAGTTGGAATGATGCACTTCCAGAGATTGCCAGAGTTCCGGCATATGAAGCTGGCTTGAATGCAAAACTTTCTTCCCTAGGTGGCAAGTTAATTTTTGATCCTGAAACACAGTCCGCTAAGGTTGTGAATGCGCAGGATTCTTCACTTCCGTTGATGAATGGGTCAAAAGAATTTGCATTTTCAGATTTGCATTCATTAGTTTTGCAGGAGAATAAATTATTGAAGGATTCGAACGGTGGTGGCACACCAGCAATACCTTCAGGCACACAGTTTATTCCACCATCAGGTGGACAAGGCACACAAAAAATCTCTCCTTCAATGGCGAGTGCATTAGCTGACATCAGTCGAACTGCTGCGCAAATGCAAAATCCTTCTTAAAAATCATGTCTTTATCTTTAGCGAATGTCTGTCCAGCGATCCTTACATCGCTGTCCGACAACTTAATAAACAACCCAGCGAATGTGAACATCAATGGTGGAACACTAGCTGCATTGAACGATCCATCCAACTTGCGATCTGGTCAAATCATCAGAAATGCAAACGATGATGGAACTGGTCATTCTAAGGAAGTGCGAGTCGTTTACAAACAACGATTATTGAAATCCGACACAGTAACTGATAAGGATTGTGTTGTAGGTGACGAAATGTTGTACCAAGAAGAAACTTTCGCAGTTAATAATTATCGTGGTATTCCCTTTTCAATGACTGAAGCACAACTTCGTACTTACTGCGCATCATACTCTGAACTTGTACGATTAACTGGTTCAACTGATCCAGGTCAGATTGTTCAACGTGCCGGTGGATTGGGTAGCGCACAAGGTGCATTGTCAGTTGTTCGTGAAATGTTCATGGACTTCCAGTTAGCTGCTGAAGCATTGGTTCAAGCAATCAACACCGATTTGTTGACTTCAATCTCTGGCGCATATGGTAAGTATGTTGGTGGTGCTTCCACTAAAGCATTTCATATTCAGCAATCTGATGGTTCAATCTATGCCGATGGTCTTTTTGCTATGAAGCAAGAATATATGATTACCGGATTCAATGGTGCGCCAATCATCATTGGTGGTGCAGGGCCATTACAACGAGTATGGATGAATGATTCAAGATACTTTGGCCAAGCAGCTAATGGTATCAACTTTTCAACTGTTCGTGATAATACCGGAATTGCTCAATTCTACTATGACCAAAACGTAAATACAGTTTTGAGTGGTCAGACTAAAGCTGTAATCTTCGCACCAGGTTCATTGGTTTATACACCATTCTTGCAATATGCTGGAAACTTCGGTCAAATTGGTACAATGCAACGATTCACAATGCCAATCCCAGGATTGCCAAACGTGAAGTGCGATGTTCGAATTCTTCCAAACGAATGTGATGAAAATTACGCTGTATGGATGGAAGTATACTTCGATGTTTATGCTGCACCGACTACCATGTTCCCTGCTGGTGATTACCTTGAAGGTGTTAATGGTGTTTTCGCTGCTACGTTCACACAAGCCTAATTTTAGGATTGTTCCAAAAAAAAGGGAAGGCCAAAAGCCTTCCTTTTTTATTTTAAACCAAAAATCAAAATGATAACCTAATCCCAATTCAATATCTTAAATGATTCATATCTGCTAGATTTCTCGAAGTTCTTCCGTTTGATTTCAATCAAGTTTCGGCTTTCGAATTGTAGTAGATATTGACTCATATCTTTTATGTAAAACTCATATTCAAGATCCAACAATTTTGAATTGCGTCTTTCAATTGATGTATTATAACCAAATGTTTGAACCAATTTTTTATAAAAATCAATTGTTTTAGTTTTAAATCCTTTCATTGGATTTTCTTTCGGTTCAGAAAGTACCAACTGTTCAACTGGAGTTCTAAACTTATTCATCAAATCAATATCGCTATCATCTAGTAATATCGCAAGTCTGTTTTCTATTCTGATAAATTCCATGATTAAAAGCTGATTACAAGTCCAGTCTTTGATTCTTTACGTGGCGGAAAAACTTGGATAAGTTCACCGGTTTCTTCATTCATCACTACAATTGCAGTCTTTAATGCCTTCAAGAATTTTTGCCTATCCTTTTCTTTTTCGGTGATTTCAGCTTTTTCATCTAATATCTCCGCAATGGTCGGATCATTGGTCTTGTCATAAAACCATTTTGTTCCAAGTTCCCTAATGGAAACTGATGCATTGTATTTGGAAAATGATTTTCCTTCACGTTCTGCTTCAGTTAATGCCGATTCTTCAATACCTTGAATAATCAAGTCAATTGACTTTTGGAATGCCTTACACTTGATGAACAACTCCAGTGCGGAGTATTCACCATCTTCAATTTGCTTGATAGTTTGAATCGCAAATGATTCAATTTCAGGGCCATTGGTTGGCCCTAGATTAATTACTGATGTACTTGTCATGATGGTAAATATGATTTAAGTTCCTTAATCTGTCCTTCGTTTAAATTAAATGCCCTATGTGCCGATTCGATTGCGCTGGCATCACCAGACTTTACACGATCAATCAACTTTTCGTATTGTACTGCTGTTATTAATCGCAATTGCTTTGCCGGTACTTCTGGTTGCTTTGTTTGATAATCAGGATCTGCTTCTGTTTCATCGATTAGAAATAAACCATTCAAGGCATACTTCCTTGCATATGATGATGCAGTTCCGGTGGCTTGTTCCGCTGACATTCCTTTGTGGAATGCCAGTTCTGCGTATCCGGTAACGCACATTTCTTTGTCTGCAATTGTTAAGCAAGCTGTTGACTTCATGAAGAACTTTGAACCAATCACAACGATGCGATCAGTTAGAATCAGCACAGCTGAATATTTCGCCAAGATTGGTTTCAGATTTTCAAGAATATCCTGACAAGACCGGTACTTGTATTTCCCGAAGGAATTGAAGTTGCCTTTTGGCACTTTCAGTTCCATCTGAATTTTTATTAATATTTCCATGACTAGAATGGCAGATCGTCTGTTGGATAAACTGGAACACTAACTTTTGGCGCAACTGGTACAGATGCCAGTGTGTCTTTTGATGACCATACAGTCTTGCCGTTGCCAAGATAAACCTTTGGAGTCTTGGCCTCACGTTCTTCCTTAGTTTGATTTGTTGTTACAGAAACATTGTTTCCATAATTGTCAACCTCGTCATTAAGATTAACTTGTATGTTGTAATACTGCGCACCATTCTTACCAGGTATGATTCGACTTCTGTCGATTTTTGCAAGGTCTATGCTTGCTGAAATTATTGTTGCCATTTTTGATATTGTT